CACAGACTTGTTATACATATTATCGTAGTATTGTATCATATCGGCTGGACCTTTCAAGTATCCAAGCGCTTCTAAAATACAACCATACAAAAGCACGTTTGGAGCATTCTGACTAACCCAGTTTGATGTTGTCGTGCTGGACAAGACAGGTGGCTTATACGTGTATGCGAGCTCTACAGTTAATGCAGCGTTCGGGGTTGGTGCCAACATATGTGTGTCATCATCATAGACAGCATAATACTTGGGAGTACCTGCCCCTGTTGATGTCCTGTTTGGCGCAAATTCGTTCATAAACGAAATATCTTTTTGTATCAAGAATGTTCTATTGTCAGAGCTATCTATTATTTGTATGTATCTGGTTGCTTCCCAATCCGAAGGAAGTGGTAGAAAAGGATTGTTTATTGTTAAAGTAGCCGTATCATATCTGCGATAATAATTTAAATCAACTTGTCTTCTAAGCTTGTCTTCAGTTGATTGAATAAATTGATTTATGATAGCATCAGTTAAAACATCAGATGACGTTTCAGTATAATTTCTTACATTATCTAATAAATCTGAATAGTCACTCATGATGTACTCACTGTAACATTACCTACGGCTGATAGCAACCTTGTAGGCTTTTTTGGTGCTTGTAATTCTAAAGGCATCATGCTTTTAGTTGTTATTGTAAAAGTAGAACCATCTGCTCTAGTATGAGTTACCACTTGATCAGCTGTTTCAAATTGATTAGCAGTTAATCCAAAACCTCTTCCATCGTATGATGCATCTGAACCATCTGGTTTTACAACTGTTCTTCCACCACTAATTGGTCCAGTTGCTCCTCCTACAAAGACTCTTGAGCTTGCTACTTGCCCTCTTGACTCTTGTAATGCTTGAGGATCATTTACAATTGGTAAAGGTTCAAGCTGAGGATGTTTCGCTTCAAATTCTGATATGTGAACCACTGATCCATTCCATTCTTTTACCATTTCATTGTAAGGAAAAGCCATACCAGATCTGTCTGAAATTCTTTTAGCAAATTTTCCAGTTGCATATCTGCCCATACTAAACTCCAGGTAAATAAGTTTTAGGTGTTAAAAATAAACTAGTTCTTTCACCATCTTGATCTGCGGCTCTTTGAAACTCATCTTCGTAAATTTGTTTTAACAATTGAATTCTATCTGGAGATTTTTTCATAGATATGTAATAAGCTAATCCAGCAGTCATACATGGAAGAAAACGAAAAGGAATTTGAGTATTGTTTGTATAATCACCAGCGTCAAACATGCGAACAAGAGCATAATAACGTAGAGTATACGTTGTATCAGCTGCAGGATATAGAAATAGTGTTGGGTTTATCGTACGCTCAAAGTAGTATTGACTTGGTCTTCCGCTTGTTGTTTTGACGGCATAATTTAAATAAGTAGATCTACTAATTGAACTTGCTGAAAAATCAGTGTTGCTATTGTCTCTTATGACAACATCGGTTATGTCAACTATTTGTTGACTATCATCTGCATTTGAACCAAACAAACTTGTTCCAGTTAAACTAGTCGTATTAGCTGCAATAGTTTTTTCTTGTAATTGTATAGTCCATAAATTTAAACCTCTATTAGCCCATTCAGCTAATAATAAATTTAACGAACGTCTTGCAGTTTGCAAATCGTATCCACTACGGACTTGCAAACCACATCGTTCATAAGCTTCTTCAGCTATATCATCTATAGTTAAATCAAAGCTCGCTGTAGGTGCGTAAGTAGGCATTAGCCTCTTTTCTTAGCTTTTTTCTTAGCTTTTTTCTTTTTACCCTTCATGACTTTGCCACCTTTTTTCATGCCCATAGCCATTTGTTTTCTTGGTGATACACCCATCATGCCTCCCATAGCCATAGCCATAGGATCTTTTTTCATCATGCCACCACCACGTTTTTTGACAGGGCCTCCACGTTTCATAGCTGTTTTTTTCTTACCAGCCATGCCACCTTTAGCCATTTTCTTTTTAGCGGCCATTCCACCGCCAGCCATTTTCTTTTTACCCATCATATTGACCTCCGAATATTCGTTTATAGGTTTTTGCTCTAGATACCACAACGTCTTGATAGTATCCTTTTGGCCACAACTTATAGTAACCAATTCTGTGTAGTTTATCAGAAGCTTCTTGTAATTGCGAGAACTTTTGTGCCAACATCATTGAGTACATTAAATCGCTTTCTACCGTTGGAGCCTCTCCAGATGGAGTCACAAGGAATTCTTGTTCCTCCTCATTTGCTGGATTATCTGGATGAAAACCCATAAAATATATGTCTTTTTTGTTGTACCAAGCATTGTATGCATCAACTATACTTTGAAACTCGTCAGTGTCATAACTGTAATATGGGTCACAAAATATTAAAATTTCATGAACTGAAAAATCTAATTGTTTAAGGTGTGCGTTTAATTCTGATTTGTACCATTTATGTTTACGTTTTACTTCAACAACGACCTTGTCATCTTTCCATGTTTTCTTTGCAAAAGGGCAAGCTGGAAAACCTCCTAAATGTTTATTAGGAATTTCCAAAAAATGTTCTGACCACTTACGTACGTCTTTTTTTACGTCCTCTTCTAATGGCATCTTTACCCTTTCTAAAAATACTTGCTACTTGTCTTTTACCCATAACCTTAGCTCTTTGTTCACCAACGGTTAAGATCTGAATTTTTCTAGCAAACGGTTTATTAACTTTCTTAACTTTTGCGACAGTCTTTCTGGCATCAGAAGGAGTAGCAAACTTAATACCCACAGTATCACGTGGATTTTCGTCAGTATAGAGACGTCTTCCACTACCTTTAGGTTTCTTTCCCGTGCCTACTCTGGGATCTTTTTTAGTAGACACCTTTAAAATTAAATCCTCTTTGAGCTATGCCAGCTCTTCTTTGATTAGTTATTAATCCACCTTGAGCTGCAAAAGTTTTAACATTAGTTGGTTTACCTCCAACACCTTGTGCCTTACTTCTTTTTCTTCTAACTGCTGACTTTCTTTGACTCTCTGTCATTCTTGCTGCTTTTGCAGCTGGTACACATTTAGGATATTTTCTTTTTCTATCTGCGGCTAATTTAGATCTGCCACATTTAGCAAATCCTCCACCTTTTTTCTTTGCACCAATGTCTACCCAATCTTGCTTAAACCACTTTGCTAATCCTTTATGACCAGACATTAGCTAAACTTTGTAATTTTTCTTTTGTTTTGCATAACCGCACCGCAAGCTCTAGCCATACCACCTTTGTTAAATTGTGATATTTTTTTTCTATCTTGTGATACTTTGTTAAAATTAATTATCTCGCCACCATCTTTTTTTCCAGATGGTTTTGGACCTTTAAAATCTTTTCTTTTTACACCACTTGGATCTTTAATTTTACCCGCACATATTTTAGAAGCGTAAGCATTTGCATATGCACTAGGATAAACTTTAAATTTTCTTTTAGCTGCCGCTTTACCTCTCGGACACAACTTTGTCATCCTTGCCCCCTATATTTGACATATTGTCTTCTTTTGTTCTTGTTCTTTGGCCTACTGCGTGGAGAACGCCCTATACTAGTTCTTTTTTTGACTGGTGTAAAGTATTCGTTGCTAGGAGGTTTAGCCATAGTTACATCTGTGATAAAGGATTCTCTAATGCAAGTTTTATTCTTTTCTCTATTTTTTCTTCTAGCTCAGTCATGGCTTGCTCCAACTTACCCGTTAATAATTCCATGTCTTCCTGAATGTCCTTCGTGGTTTGTCTTAACTCCTGGTTGGTTTCTCTCGAATCTTCTTTAACCAATTGCTCAACATCATTAACGACTTTTTCTATTCTTCTTACATCCTGCCGAAGGTCATTTTTTAGTTCATTTGCAACATCGGAAACTAATCTAATTTCAGACATAATCATTTCCATTTCTTGC